ACCACTCTGGCTAAATACGCTTTTGACCAAGTTGAATACCTAATCAACATGGGGCAGATGAAAGAAGCTCAAAATCAATTTAAAGGGATTTATAACGCCAACCTTTTGAAAGCTCAAGTTCAAGGGAAAAGCCAGACGTTTTATGAGCCACCAAAGCAGATCGGAATGAAGCAAATCGCTGAGGAAAAAACCACGGCACAAAAAGTAGGATTAAACGAAGAACAGCAGTTGATTTTGACTATGACTAACCGATTGCGTGAGCAGGGCATGACACCAAAAGAGGCGTTTGTTCAAGCACAAATTGCAATTCGTGGTGAGGTTAAGAAAGCAAACAAGTTTGAGCATGCTGAACACGACTTGGAAATGAAATCTGATTCTGATTATTGGCCTGACCCGTTTGATGATTTTGAAAAATACAAAGCGGCTTTGCGGGCTGAGCAAAAACCATTGCCGAATGCGGTGCGTTTTTTGGATGAACAAGTAGGGGGTGGGGTGTGAAGAAACCAAATAAACCTAAATTTATCGAAACCGAATTGGGGCGCGAAAAGCTTTGTATTCAATGCGATGAATACTGGCCATTGGATAGTGAGTTTTGGTTTACGTACTCAGGAAAGCCAAAAAGAGATGGCACTAAGAGCACTTGTTATGAAGCTGCATGCAAGAGCTGCTACTACATTCGATATAAGCCTCAGCGATTACAGCGTCCTAAAAACGCAATCCGTTCATACCATGAGAAAGGGTGTGCACCATGAAAAAGCGCAATAAGAAATATAACCCGAACAAAATCGGAAACCTGTATCAATCACAGGCTAATCAAACTCATGTGCTCGAAATGACTTTCAATATTGATGAAGTGAACGACAGCATTGATACATGGCGTGAAGAAAATGACTTGGCTGATAAAGAGCTTACGCCTAAGCACGTGGTTTATGACGTATATCACGGTGATCTGATTATCTGTCTTAAAAACCTATTGATTCCGCTTGAGCAAGAGTGGTTTTTAGGTGTGGATTCACATTATTACTCAGTCGAAAAAGATGAAGTTTTAACAGTGCCAACGCAGTTCCAAATGCCAAAAAATGAGTTTTGAGCAATTCCGTTTTGGTTGTGATTTAAAAGTGGATCGTGGTGCAGGAATTAAAACGCGTTGGAAAGGCATTAACGATGAATTAAACATTGCTCTTGAGCAAGAAGTTCCGCTAGGTTTTGAGCGTGTGCGTAGTGATGCGCTGCTTCGTGTAGAAACGGCTTTTAACAATGTATCTGACTATCTGTATTTCAAACAAGCAAAGTTGCTTAGAACGCAAGGAGTAGCGGCATGACCACAACTACAAACAACCTAATCGAGCAAGTGGGTGGCATTGAAAAGGCAAAGGCGATTGTGGAGGGTGCGCCTGAGGAGGCAAGTCATACCAACTTAACACCTAATTATTTCAAAAACATTAGATATAAAGATTGTGAGATGTGGAATCCATATGATCAAAATTGGTTTGAAACTGATGTTTTTAGTTTTGATGTTTTTATTTCAATTAACGACCTCCGCACCGCCATTGAACACCACTATTACGGACGATCTGAGGCGGAAGAACTTGCAGCTTATGCAGAGTTAAGCCATGAGAAAATTGAAGGTGATGGAGTTATGAAATTAACCAAAATTCAACGTGCTGAATTAAAGCAAAAATTTGGCGGTCATTGTGCTTATTGTGGCGAATTGCTTGGTGATAAATGGCATGCGGATCATTTGATTGCGGTCGTACGTGACATTGAAACTGGTAAGCCATCTAAACCTGAAAATGATGTTATTGAGAATCTTGTACCAGCTTGCACAGCATGCAATCACAACAAGCGATCAATGTCGCTAGAGGCTTGGCGTGATTTGCTTACTCACTATCGAGATGTTCAGGTTATTAGGGATTGCTCCCAAGTGCGTCATTTAGTTCGTTTTGGGTTGGTTAAATTCATACAAGAGCCAATAGTTTTTTATTTTGAAAAGATGGGGATTCCTCAAGCAATCTTGGAGGCGGAACGTCATGGATAAACAAATGACTTTTGATGAATATTGCAAGAAAAATCAACATTCAAGAAATTGCACAAGACTTGAAGCATTTTCGATGGGTCAGAGATCAAGACAGGCTGAGATTGATCGGCTTGAAGAATGGAATTCAAATCAAGCTCAAAGCATTAAAACTTATCAAGGCGAAGACAAGGATCTAAAAGCTTTGCTTCAAAAATTGATTGATGATGAGTACACAACCATGCGGCCAAGTATGGCTTATGAGATTCAGAAAGCTTTGCGAGGTGAGCATGAATAGCGAATCCATTTCATACGTCTGTTTGATTATCTTGCTTTTAGCTTGGTGGTTCAAAGAGCCATTAACCAAATTGATTGGGGGTTAAATGCAAATTCCTAAACCCCTCATCATCGGCATTGATCCAGACTTAGAAAAATCAGGGGTGGCCATCTTAGGACAGTCATTTGAGCTGAAGAATTTGACCTTTGCTGAAACTGTTGAGTTATTTCGCAGTCACCAAGATCAGATTAAGAAAGTGGTGATCGAGGCAGGGTGGCATAACAAGAAGGCTAACTTTAGAACAGGCGGGAATCATTCGAGACAAGTTAGTGAGCAAATATCACGTCGTGTTGGTTTGAATCATGCGACAGGTATTTTACTTTCTGAAATGGCTGAATCATTGGGTTTGGCAGTGGTGCTGGTAAGACCAACCAAAACCAAAAAGAATTCAGAAGAATTTAATCGCATTACTGGCTGGCAAGGTCGAACGAATCAAGAGCAGCGTGATGCGGGTATGTTGATTTGGGGGATGGGATGATGGATAGAAACGAAATGATCGTGTTGGTTGCATTTCTTTTCACGATGATGATTTTGGGTGTATTTGGGAAATAAGGGTCAATTATGAATGCAGCGGTGAGAATTGAAACGATGGATTGGAGCAAGTTTACAGCCGAGGATTGGTTTAAACAGTATGGCGCATACGTTTTAATCAATCGCATGAAAAGCGGCAATGAGCCTGATAGTCTTGGTGTGAATCAAATTTACTGGATGATATGTGAAAATAATAAAGGTGTAGCATTGCGGAAAGACCAGATCATTTGTGAAATAAGTGATTTTGAAGCTGAAGAAGTGCGCAAGTGGATTGTGGATTTTAAGAAAACATCAAGAGTTTGTGAATCTGCTAAGCGTGCAGTTATGCTGTTTATTGAAAAAAATATGCGTAATCTATCTGACCGAAGAATGGAAATAGAGTTTAAGTTGGGGCGTAACTGTTTAAGAAGCATGGTGAGCTGTGGTGCTTTCTATGTTTCAGGTCATGATAAAAGATTAAGAATCGAATAGTGTTTGACTGGCATGCCACGATATGGCATATTTCTGTTACAGTGGACGAAGTTATAGTAATTCACTACCGTTTTGCAGTTTCCATACCCACTGACTCCATCTCGTGGGTATTTTTTTGTCTGAATACTCATGGGGCTTACATGGAAAATCGTTGGCATTCTGATCAAGAAAACAATATGCGTCCTGATGTAAAAGCTTTACCTTGTCCTTGGTGTGGTGAAGGTTCAGAGCAGTTTATTGTTATTGATTCTAAGATCATGAATTTCGAGGTTTGTGGAGAAAAACAAACTCAATGGAGTGCACAAGCAAGCTGTCATGAATGTGGTGCATCTTCTCCAAGTAGTGATATTGGACCATGGCCACATCCACTGGAAGATGAATACAATCAATTGGATTGGGAAAATGAGCGTGAAGTCGTGAATTTTGCAGTCAAGGTTTGGAATTGTAGACAATAGGCTCACAGAAATGTGGGCTTTTTTGTTGTCTAAAATTTTATAAAGGTGCTTGTGACATACACAAGTGATCAATTGAGGATCGACTCATGAAAGACTGTTAGCTTTAAAAGAACTTGGATTTGTGACGCTGTGCAATTTGCTCAGCTATAAGCGCAAACGGTGGGATGCAGAAACCAGCCGTATAAATCGGTTTGAATCCAATGTGATTTCGTCACACATTGAGTTAGCCTCAGAGCCTCAAATTGTGGGTGACTCCCCGACCAATGGAATTGAAAGACACAAAGCAAATCAATAGCTAACTTTGAGATGTTTGTCGTGTTGAGTAGCGGTAGATCAGTTGCCGAGTTGATCAATATCGTAATCTAAGGCAAGGATGTGGCTGATCACCACGTCCTTTTTTTGCGCCATTAGCTCAGTTGGTAAGAGCCGTTTTGGGTCGTAGGTTCAAGTCCTACATGGCGCACTAATATTCAAGAGATCAATATGCTTAGATTATTGAAACAATTGTTCTGCGTTCACGAATATGAGTACGAATCAGATATTTTTGTGCAAATTGAATGCCGTAAGTGTGGCAAATTGAAAAAGTAACCCCGCCACTTCGGTGGCATTTTGCTGAACGTATTACGGCACATAACCCTGCTCAACTAAATAACTGAGTGGGGTTTTTCTTTTCTTATTGGTGGTGGTCATGGTTGATCGTGTAGAAGCATATAAAAACTTAGAAATACTTAAAGCAAACCAAGCGCGGTTAATGAATTACAACCATCTCTTTTCAAGCCATGCATTTAAACAAGACTGTATTGGTGAGTTAAGAAAGATTGGCAAACAGATTGCAAGCATAGAGAAGCAGCTCAATGCGAAGTCCTAAGCGGCTGGCTGAGATCAGAAAGCTTCCGTGTGTAAGGTGCGGTAATCCTAATTCACAAGCTGCTCACAGTAATTCAGCAAAGCATGGTAAAGGCAGGGGAATCAAAAGTTCTGACCTATTTGTAATTCCCCTTTGCTTTAAATGCCATGCTGCGTTTGATCGGTTTGAGTTGGGTAATCGGGCAGAAAGTGAAAAGCTATTCGAACAATGGCTAGTCAAGACTGAGTTGATGGTGGGTAAAAGGGATGAAGAATACTTTTAAACTCGAACCTGCAACATTCGTCATTAAGTCGTTTGAAGAAGTGGGTAAAGCAATTGCCTACATGCATAGACATCATGCGAATGCGTTAAGTGATGGCAAGCCTTTAGTTGTTCGGATAGATCAAAAGCAAGAAGATCGAAGCAAGGCGCAGAACAGACTTTATTGGCTATGGGTGTCGCAGTGGGCAAAACATCAGGGCACCGATAAAGACACAGAGCATTTATTTTTCAAGAAGCAATTCCTAGCACGTATTTATCATCGTGATGATGTGGGTCAATACAGAAAGACGTTTGCAGCAGTCAAGGTTTTGAAAGATCAAAAGCACCCGCAATACCAACAAGTGGCAGATGGCTTGAATGAATTGATTAGCACAACGGATGCAACGATCGATCAGTTCACCGAGTATTTGAATGACATTCATGCATTTTGTAATAAACATGGGTGTTGGTTGAATACACCTGATGATTTGATGTATTTGAGGGAATAACTATGGCATGTGAAGGTTGTGAACAACGCAGACAAAAACTAAAGGCAATGTATGACAACTCAAAAGAATCCATCACAAAAGCAATTGCTCGACTTACTAACCGAGATCGTAAAGCAGAATAATCAAGTGTTGCAGCAGAACAGTCAGCTTATTCAGATGCTGGTAACACAGAGCAGTCAGATACAGGAGCTGTTGCTCCAGTTAAATCCCGACGAGGACGAGCCAAGCCAACATGAGTACCTTGATTCATGAAACTCCCGAGACTCCAAACCAAATTGCAGGCAATGACACCGAAGGCAAATAGGTGGTGATATGAGCAACACTCCATCATGGCGCAGCGACAAGCGAACATCAAGCGAACGTGGATATAACTCAAGATGGCGCAAGGCCAGAGAGTCGTATCTAAGGTCACATCCTTTGTGTGTCATGTGTGAAGAACAAAATAAGATTGTGGTTGCAACCGTAGTCAATCACATCATTCCGCATAAGGGTGATCAGTCTTTGTTTTGGGATAAGAGCAACTGGCAAGCGGTGTGCAAATTACATCATGACTCCACCATTCAGAGACAAGAAAAGCGTGAAGTAATCATTGGTTGTGATGAGCGTGGTATTCCGCTTGATCCTAATCATCACTGGAATAAATAGAACAAAATCAATTAGATGGTGGGGGATGGGTATTCTTCAGGAGTTTTGCCTTTAGGAACCGCCCCCGAAACTCACTTTTAGTTCTATTGGGATTTTAAAGGCTGGAACACATGGCGGGAAGAAAGCGGTCAGACAGCACTCATGTCAAAACGCAATTAGTAGATGATCAGGATATTGCACCACCAGGACACGTTCAACTTCGAGATATTGACATGCCGTTTTGGTATGCACTTGTGCGCGCGCGCGTAAAGGAAAGTTGGAACACGGTAGACCTGCAACATGCAGCAAACCTAGCTCGCTGTCAGGCAGACATTGAGCGCATCCAGCAAGAGATTCTTGAGGAGGGTGACACGCTAACCAATGATCGTGGGACGGTTGTTCTAAACCCTAAGCATTCGCTACTGGAAACGCTTAGTCGCAGATCAATCGCACTGTCAAAACATATTCAAGTTCATGCAGTGGCAACGGTTGGTGAGTCAGACAAGCAACGCGGGAAAAACTCAGCAGCAGCGAAAGGCAGACAGACTGCTGAAAAAACCAAAGAATCAGATGATTTACTGGCTCGACCGAGCTGATTTTTTTAATGCCTATCGTCTTATAGGTGGAATGTATGACACGCGGTGAACGAGTAATTGCATTTATCGAAAGATACTGCAAAGCACCAGAGGGTGCGCATGTTGGTCAGCCGATCATTCTTGAGGATTTTCAAAAGAAATTTATTTTGGATGTTTATGACAATCCGCATGGAACACACACAGCAATTTTGAGCATCGCACGAAAGAATGGTAAAACCGCTTTAATCGCAGGCATCCTTTTAGCTCACTTGATTGGCCCAGAAGCAAAGCAGAACAGCCAGATCGTCAGTGGCGCATTGTCGCGAGATCAGGCAGCCATTGTTTTCAAACTGGCCGTGAAGATGATTAATCTGAATGAAGACTTGCAAGACTTGGTTCATATCATTCCATCGACAAAAACGCTCGTAGGCTTGGCGAAAAACGTCGAGTTCAGGGCGTTATCAGCAGAAGGAAAAACAACACACGGTCTATCGCCTATTTTGGCAATTCTTGATGAAACGGGACAGGTAAAAGGGCCGCAAGATGAATTTGTTGATGCGGTGGTGACAGCTCAGGGCGCACATGAAGCACCACTCTTGATGGTGATTAGTACGCAGGCTGCCACTGATGCAGACCTGCTGAGTATCTGGATTGATGATGCGCTAAAGGGTGAAGATCCAAAGACAGTGTGCCACCTATACACCACACCAATGGATAGCGATATTTTAGATAAGAACTCATGGAAGCTATCCAATCCAGCATTGGGCAAGTTTAGGTCGGAGCCTGATATGCAAAAATTAGCAGAAAAGGCCAGTCGGATGCCGAGTGCTGAAAACACTTTCCGAAACCTAAACTTGAATCAGCGTGTTTCCACCGTGTCACCGTTTATTGCCAAACAGACTTGGGATACATGCCTTGATGAATTACCGCCAATTTATGAGTGTGATGAAGTATGGGCAGGACTGGATTTGTCGGCTCGTACCGACTTGACTGCTTGCGTGTTTTTAGGAAAAAAAGACAACAAGTTTTATGTTTACCCGTATATCTGGACTCCAAGTATTGGACTAGATGACAGAGCAAAACGTGACCGTGTGCCGTACGACCTGTTTGTGAAACAAGGGCACATGTTCACCACGCCAGGCGCAACTGTAGATTATGGTTTTGTGGCACAAATGATTGGTGAAATAGCATCTGAGTTAAAAATACTTCATTCGATTGCATTTGATAGATGGCGTATTGATGTGTTTAAGAAGGAGTGCGACCTAATAGGCTTAGAGTTGCCACTAGTCCCATTTGGACAGGGATTTAAAGACATGTCTCCAGCGTTAGATACATTAGAAGCTGAACTGTTAAATGCCAGGATTGTGCATAACGACAACCCTGTTTTGGAGCTTGCAGCAGCAAATGCTGTAGTGGTTAAGGATCCAGCAGGCGGTCGAAAACTGGATAAATCAAAAGCCACTAACCGAATTGACCCTATCGTGGCCCTAGCAATGGCCTGTGGTGTTTCCAATTTTAAAGATGAAACAGTCAACTATGACATTGACGGATATTTAGAGGACATCGTGATAGCATGAGCGACTTACAAGACACGGGATTCTGGTCTCGCTTCTGGTCACGATTGACTGGAAAAACTCAATTAAAGAAAGGGGATGCTTCCTATCCGGTAGATAGTTACATGTCTTCTGGTGGTGCGGTGGTCAGCCCTGAAACATCCCTGAAGTTATCGGCAGTTTGGGCATGTGTAAAACTACGCGCTGAAACTATTTCAACATTGCCACTTCACCTATACGACACTGAAAAAAAGATTGCCAAGGACCACGAACTGTATCGAATCTTGCATGATTCACCCAATGCAGATATGTGCGCCAGTGAATTTTGGCAGATTCAATCTGCATGCTTAGATTTATGGGGTAATGCGTACAGTTATATTGCTCGCCGCAATAATCGCAGTGTTATTTCTTTAGAGCCATTGTTTCCTAGTGAAATGGTTAAAAAGCGCCTGAAAGACGGAAGCTTTGAATACCATTACACGGAAAACGGCAAAGTTAAGATCTATACCGATGATGAAATTCTGCACTTTAAGGGATTTACTTTGGATGGTTATGTGGGCTTATCGGCAATTCAGTTTTTTGCACAGACGATTGGTATGCAGTTTGATGCAAATAATCAGGCGCAGGACTGGTTCAAGAATGGCTTGAAGGTCGGTGGTTTTCTTGAGAGTGGAGAAACAACGCTAACCAAAGAGCAGCGCCATTCTTTACGTGAAAGCCTTTCTATGTTCAGCCGACCCGAGAATGCTGGAAAATACATGGTGCTTGAGGCAGGAATGAAAGTGGCTAGTGCTGCAAATATCCGAATTAATCCGGTTGATGCACAGCTTCTTGAAAGTCGTTATTTCGGTATTGAGGAAATTTGTCGGGCCTTTGGTGTGCCGCCTCAACTGATTGGACACACAAACAAAGCCAGCTCATGGGCATCAAGCCTTGAACAAACCAATCAGGGCTTTCTTACTTACTCATTAAACCCACAACTGGTTCGATATGAGCAGACAATCGCTCGGAAGTTGTTGCTACCACACGAGAAGTATCTTTATCGCCCTAAATTTGCGGTTGATGGGTTGCTACGTGCCAACAATACAGCAAGAGCTGACTTCTACGTGAAGATGACTCAGAATGGCCTATACACCCGCAATGAAGTGCGAGAGCTTGAGGATATGCCAAGGGCTGATGATCCAACCGCAGACAAGTTGATGGTTCAGATGCAAATGGTCCCATTGGGCGCCGAAAAAGGTGAAACAAATGAATAGAAAAAGTTTTAATTTAGATATTAAAGCCGTCCAAGAGGACGGTTTTTTTTCGGGTTACGGTGCGGTTTTTGGGAATCTGGACTGGTACAACGACATTATTTTGCCGGGTGCATTTAAGAATACGCTGGCCAAGTGGTCTGACAAGGGGAAATTCCCGCCAGTGCTATGGAATCACAGCACCAATGAGCCTATCGGGGTTTATACCAAGCTGGTCGAAGATGAAAAAGGCTTGTATGTCGAAGGTAAATTACTGGTTGATGATGTTCCAAAAGCAAAGTCTACACATGCTCTTTTAAAGGCTGGTGCAATCGATGGTCTAAGCATTGGCTACCGCACAGTTAAATCCAGCTACAACGAAAACACAGATATTCGTGAGTTGATTGAGTTGGATTTGGGTGAAATCTCAATTGTCACCACGCCAGCCAATGAGAAAAGCACAGTTATTTCTGTGAAATCCAAATTAGAAGAAGGCGAACTGCCAACTTTACCTGAATTTGAAAAGTTCCTGAGAGAGTCAGGCTTTTCAAAAACGCAAGCCACTGCAATCGCTGGCAAGGGTCTGCGCCATCTTTTGAGCGAGTCTGAAGATGAAAAACTACAAGCGAAATCTATTTCTACCGCATTAAATATTTTAAGAGGAAGTCAAAATGACTGATCAAAATTTAGAACAACTCGCTCAAGAGTTTAAAAAACAAGTCGATGAAGTTAAAGGTATTGCTGAAGACTTCAAAGGCAAGCGTGAGCATGGCGACAAAATTGCCGAAGGCGCAAAGCAGGCTGCAGATGAAGCAATCACTAAATTAAACGAGCTTAAAGCTCGCATCGATGAAGTTGAGCAGAAAGCTGCCCGTCGCCCGCATGGAGGTAATGAAGAGGTTAAATCTCTTGGTCGTCAATTTGTGGAATCTGATCAGTTTAAATCACTGGTTGGTTCGGCTGGACAGCGCGGCAAAGCAAACCTTGAAATTAAAGCCACCATTACTTCAGCAACCACGGATGCTGCGGGTTCGGCTGGCGATCTAGTACAAGCCACACGCATTCCAGGCATTATTGCTCCACAGGATCGTAAGCTTACGATTCGTGACCTGTTGATGCAGGGTCGCATGGATGGTAATGCTCTTGAATTTGTTCAAGAAACTGGCTTCACAAACAACGCTGGAATGGTTGCTGAGGGTGCGAAAAAACCTGAATCGGATATCAAATTCGATCTTAAATCGACTACCGCAAAAGTTATTGCTCATTACATGAAGGCATCACGCCAAATCTTGGATGATGCATCACAATTGCAGTCGTACATTGATGGTCGCTTACGCTACGGCTTGGCTTTCAAAGAAGAACAGCAAATTTTAAATGGTGATGGTACTGGTCAAAACTTGTTAGGTATTATTCCGCAAGCATCTGCCTATGTTCGCCCTACAGGTGTAACCACTACAGCAGAAAGCAAGCTTGATACTCTGCGCTTCGCAATGCTTCAGGCAATTCTTGCTGAATACCCTGCAAGCGGCCATGTGCTAAACCCGATTGACTGGGCTGCAATCGAAACCCTGAAAGACACATCTGGTCAGTACATCATTGGCAATCCACAAGGCAACTTAAACCCGACTCTGTGGGGTCTTCCGGTTGCAGAAACACAGGCGATTGCTGCGGGTAAATTCCTGACTGGTGCCTTCTCAATGGGTGCTCAAATCTTTGATCGCTGGCAGTCTCGTGTAGAGGTGGCAACTGAGAACGAAGATGATTTCGTTAAGAACTTAGTAACCATTCTTGCGGAAGAGCGTCTGGCGCTTGCTGTGTATCGTCCTGAAGCATTTATATATGGAGATATTACTCCAGCAGTTGCTGGCGGTTAATCCAAAATCCAATAAGGGCCAAATTGCTGGCCCTTATTTATTAGGAGATAGTCATGACTGAGTACGACGTTAAGCGTGAGCACTATGGCGATAAGTATTACCAAACTGGTGACAAACGCACAGCTAATCCAGCGGATGTAAAGCACTTAGTAGATAAAGGTGTTTTGGTTGAACCTGTGGAAGAACCAAAACCTAAAACAACCAAAACCACAGCAAAACGGGCGAAACCAGAATGATTGATCTCGCAAAAGCTAAGTTGCATTGTCATGTAGATCATGATGATGAAGATACTTTGATACAGACATATATCGATGCTGCCAATGAGCAAATTCAAATAAACCTAGATCGCAAAGTTATCGCAACCGAGGCTGAGCGAGTAAATGAAAACGATCTAGTTGATAACAGCTTGCTTGATGCTGCTCGACTTCTCTACGTGGGGCATCTGTATAAAAACCGAGAGGCAACATCTCAAGGGATTACTGAGTTGCCACTTGGTTACTGGAACTGCATCCAGCCTTATCGTGATATGGGGGTGTGATATGTCCCAACGTGCAGGCGAACTATGCCACCGTGTGACGATTCAGCATAAAACCACGACCTATGATGAATACAACTATGAAACCGAAGCTTGGATTGAATATAAAAAGCTTTGGGGCAAGCTTGAATTTCTATCTGTTAAAGACTCCATTAATGCCAAAGCTGCAGGATCAGAAACAACAGCGAGGCTAAAACTACGCAAGCGTGATGATATTGACTCAAGCATGCGTGTTTTATTCGATGGACAGACTTTCCAGATTGTATCACCACCTAAACCTGACAACGAGAATGGTCGTATTTACATGACGCTGGAGTTGTCGTTAGTGGAGTAAGCCATGTCAGTAGAATTCAATATTGAAGGATTGGATGAGGTTCAAGAAAAACTTAAAAGACTTGGCAATCCTCGCTTGATGAAGAACGCTGCTCGACGTTCTGCTCGTAAAGCTATGGCGATTGTCCGGGATGCGGCAAGGGCCAATGCAAAAACTCTGGATGATCCAGAAACCGCAGAAAAGATCTGGAAAAACATTGCTATTGCTGCGGGGAAAACACGAAACCCGAATGAAGTGGTGATGCGTGTCGGTGTTCGTGGTGGTGCGTCATTCTCAAACAAAAATCCACCTAAAACACCAGGTGGCGACACTCGACATTGGCGCTTTATTGAGTACCCAAGTGCCAACAATCCAGGCACACCATTCATGCGCCCAGCACTGCAAAACAACATCCAAGCCGTGACCAATAGCTTTGCTGAAAACTTCAATAAAGAAATCGACAAGGAACTCGCAAAATTATGAACATTTTACCCGTAGTTCCGACGCTGAAATTGGCTTCAGCGGTCACAACATTGCTCGGCACTAATCCTTTAAGAGTATTTGAAGATGTAGCGCCACACAAAACGCCATATCCCTATGCAGTCTGGTCAGTGGTCACAGCCAATCCTGAAAACCACTTGGATTGCCCAGCCGCTATAGACCATGTTTCATTTCAGATTGTAGTTTACGACACTCAGCAGAAAAGAGCATCCGATATCCGTGCTGCAATCAGAAAGGCTTTAGACCCACACTGTTATGTCACCAATATTCACCCAAACCATTTCGAACGCATAGCTGATACCAATATTTTTGGTCGCGGCTTTGATGCGAATTGGTTTTTGGATAGATAGTTAGTTGTTGTTTTATATTAAATTATCTTTAATTTTGGTATAATAAATAAACAAGCCCGATAAGTGTTGGAAGCACAAAACGGGCTCTAATCATAATGTTATTAAGGCTAACAAAATGACTGATATCAATTCTAAGATAACTGACAGTGATAGCGCAAACTTCACATTTGCTGATGTATTGGCTCATGCTTATGATGCATCATTGGAGCAAGATTTTGAGACAATGATTAGCTTGCTGAAATTTACAGAAAAAAATGATGATGGTAAATCTGTAACATTCTCAATGCTGCGAATGGCTGTGCAAGATGCCTGTATTTTCAATTACAAGCTTTCTGTCTCACCAGAAAAGAAACTCGGAGAAGATGAGTATTCAGTAGTTCACAGCTGGATGAAAATATATGGGCAGAGAAATGGAATAAAAATAGTAAAAGGGAAACCATTGGCAAGTGGGAAGCGCCCAGATTTTTTTGCAGAGCTTGAGGGTGAAACTGTTCCAGTTGAGTGTAAAAAGTCATTCACTAGCAAATCACTCGCTCAGCTGCTTGAATACATGCATGAAATGAATGTGAAATCTGGATATGCGATTGCTTGCGATTTCAAGGTTGACCTTCCAGATAATATTACCAAGATTATTGTTCCAAAGATGTGGATGCTCGATGAGGATTGATTACTTCATCTGATAACCATGCCTATTTGAATAAATAAATTAATTTCAAACCAATGCCACCACTCGGTGGCTTTTTTTATGCCAAAAATTTGAGGAGTAGCTACTCATGGCGCGTATTAAATCCAACGGGACACAGATTTTTGCTGTTGTCGATGGTGCAGTGGTTCGTTTCACTTGCCC